CATGTATTTGTTTTTCCAATACATGCTTGACAAAATGTATGACCACAATCTGATACAATACAATCTATTTGTGCAGTTGTACAAACAGGACATTCTAGCGTCTTAATTGCAGCATTTGTTGATTCTAATTCAGTAAAATCAATTGATTCACATCCAACTTTAATTAGCTCTTTTAATTTATTTAATACTGTTTCTAATTCTGTTTTTTTTTCAACTATTTTAGTTATTTTATTAACAATTTCTTGATTTTTTAAGTCAAGCTTAGTATGCATCTCTTTTCTACTATTGTTAAATAATTCAATTAGCTCTGATGATACAACTGGATTTAAATATCTACTTGTTTTATTTAATATATTATTAATACTATTCTCTGATAATACATTTTTATCTCTCTCAAATTCTTTTTGCTCTGCAATTGCACGCAAATATTTAATATCAATATCTTGTAATTGTTTTTTTATACTATTATATGTATTTATAAATTTATTAAATACGCGTATATCTTGTTCTAAATCATCTATATTTGCGAGAACTATATGATCTACAGGTGCAAATTGTTGGTCTAAATAATTAAAAGTTCCAGGATTTGTAAAAAAATTATTCCAATCTGTATTATCCATATTCCTGCACATTATGTTATATTGTATGTTTAAGTCAATATAAATATTTAATATTTAGCAATACTAGTATATATTTCTCTATTTAGTTGTAGATCCAAACCCACCAGCCCCGCGCTCCGTATTTTTAGAGGCTGACTCTACAATTCTAACAGTTAGAGGGAGCAGACTTGGATGGCAGAGCTGGAAGAGACGTTCACCACGCTTGATGGTGAATGGCTCCGCTGAGCGGTTATCTACCTTCGCCATAATGCTGCCACGATAACCATTATCAATAATGCCGACAGAATTGGCGAGTCGCAAAGGTGTTTTACTAATTGAGGAGCGGGGGTAGAGATAATAACCGCCAGCGAATTTCGGCTCACAGATAACGGCATGGTCAATAGTAGCGGTTTCTCCAGGCTGTACTGTAATATCGGCTGGGACATATAGGTCAAATCCTGAGTCACTCGCGTATCCACTCGCGAGTACAGCACTTCCAGTGCTTTTGTCAGTTCCATAATTGGCTTTCTCTCCATATAGGGCTTTTAGAGACAGATCAATAAACTCAACATGCAGAGTCAGAGGATTCTTAGCAGACTCTTCCTGAAACCAGCAATAACGATCAGCAGAAGAGAGATTGGACATTTATACAGTAAGGCTTGTGTGCCAAAGACTCTACAACGGCACTAACATCAAATTTCATAGCTAACCAAATTATATTTCTGAAAAATTGCACCAAGCTAAGGAAAATTGAACTATTACAAGTATCCAATGGATGGCAACAAAATGAATGTGGCTGCACTCAAAAGACAAACATTTCCCACTGCATTCTCTAATAGTCGAAATGCATCTGTTCAACAAATCCAGAAACGGGATATTGTTTATGGAGGAATTCTACAAAGCAGCAATAATAAATTCCTACTTGTAAAAGGTCGTCATTCTGGTAAATGGTCATTCCCGAAAGGACATATTGAACCTGGAGAAACAGCTCTTGAATGCGTCTGTCGTGAAATTAAAGAAGAGACTGGTTTTCAAATGCTACCTGCACCAATTCGCTGCATTCCACTCAAAGGAGGAACCTATTATCTCTTCTGGATGCCAATTGAACCAGCCCCTACTCCCCGTGATACAAATGAAATTGAAGATGCTGCATGGTTTACAGCCGATGAGATTCGTAAACTGAATGTAAATGTTGGCGTTTCTACTTTCTTCAATCAACTATTAGTATGATTGATGCATTCGCCTCTGCATCTGTAGCAGCTGCGACGCCACTACCACCTATTAAAGAAATCGCGCCTGGGACTGGTTTATATAAAACATTAGGGCTGACCGATTTAATTTTTTTTGGTATATTAAATATATTAGGAAGTGGTGCGGCTAATCTTGTAGGTCATTCTGTAGTTGCAGCTGGTAAAACACTCCCTCTACAAATTGGTGGAGCCCTTGCATTACTATTAGGAAGTAGTCAAACATATGCATTTGCAGCTGATAAATATAAAACAAATGACGCTGAAAATAAACTTATATCAGATGAAATAGGGTCAGCTGGTAAAATATTATCATCACTTGTAATTGTATTATTTAATATAATTAGCACAGCTGTCAGTCTTGTATTTGTATCTCGTCTCCTTTTCCCAGAAGCATCCACAATATTTTCTGTCTTATTTTCTATTCAATTAGCTATTCTTCTAATAGTAATTGGTATATTTGGCATTGAAGTAAATAAAACAATTATTAATAGTATTGGTGCATTTTGTGTTGGAATTATTGGACTATTAGGCGCAGCTGGTGTATATAAATGGTTTAGTGGTGGACATATGCAAAATTTAACTACTGCAGTTAGTAGTAGTTTTGATCCTGCTCGCGCATTCTTATATATCTTTTTTATTTTGGCTGGATCTGATATTCTCATTAAATTTACAGAAGAAACCGTTGACTCAGATAATATTAGCAAAGCATTTATTAGTTCTAATATATTAGGTGCTATACTATTAGGAGGACTTTGCTTTGCATATATTATGTATATGCCGTTGCGAGGTGTTCGCAGTGTTGATAATGTATTTGCAGATATAACAAAACATATATTTGGAAGCAATGAAGCTGCTATAATAACATATATAGCTGTTGTATTTTTATTAACAAGTAATTTAGTTAATTTTATTGGTACAAGTCGTTATATATATAGTAATATAAAAGATAGTGCATTTGAAGGATGGCGTGAGCTTAATTCTGCAAAAGCTCCTTGGAAAATTCTATTAGGATGTGGTGGGGCGGTTATGGGATTTATTATAATAAATAATATAGATAAATTAGTTGCTGCTGCAGATTTATTTTTAGTTGGTACATTAGCAGCCGTTAGTTGGTCAGCTGCACGAGCCAAACTGAAAGAAGGTCAGAAGCCGTGGATTGAAAGTCTAACTACACTTGGTCTATTTGGTGTAGGAGGATTATCTATTCGACAATTAATGCGTGGAGAACATGCATCATCAACTGTAGCAGAATAATTGACTGGTTCAAGATGCTATTAGAAGTATCTTGAAAATTGAACTACAAGTGTCTGCAATTAGAAGGTACACGCCTGCTAATTACTTACAAGCCCCCACACGCCGCCAAAATGTCCGCTGCCGCTACCGCTACTGCCACTGCCTCCAAGAAGAAGATCGCTATCCAGGGAACTGCTGGTACTCGCCATGCTGAGTACAATCCTATCTCGGATTCCTTCCTACGCGCAAACCCAAAGAGTGTCATTACCGCTGTTATCCATGGTATGAATGCGCATTGTGCAGACATGCTCATTACTATGCTTGATATTATGGCAGACAAGTACGGTCATCAGGTCAATGACCTAATTGATGCTGTAAAGGGAGATGACCGTTGGAAGGCGGTCACTGAACATCCTGTCCTGAATAGCCTCGGCTACTTTGACCAGGAGGATGCTGATCGTGTCATCGGCAAGAAAACGGCTGCTTCCAAGCCAACCGAGGAGCTACATGATGAAGTGAAGCCCGCAAAGGCGGCAAAGCCGACTCTTATTGAAGAAGCGGCTGCTGTTCCTGAGGTAAATCCCAAGAAGACTACTAAGAAGGCTGCTGCTGCTGCTGCTGCTGCTGCTGTTGAGGAAGCTCCCGTAGAAGCCGCTTCTGAGCCAGAGGTAAAGCCCAAGAAGGCTACTAAGAAGGCTGCTGCAGCTGCTGAGGAGACTCCTGTAGAGGAAGCGGCTCCTGAGGCAAAGCCCAAGAAGACTACCAAGAAGACTGCTGCAGCTGCAGCTGCAGTTGAGGAGGCTCCTGTAGAAGCTGCTCCTGCACCAGAGGCAAAGCCCAAGAAGACTACTAAAAAGGCTGCCACCGCTGCTGCACCAGACGCTGTAGTAGATGCTCTTACAGAGTCTGTTGCAAAGATGACTACAGAGGAATCTGATGCTACCCCTGCACCTGCAAAAAAGAAGGTTGTTTCCAAGAAGCCAGTTGTTAAGTCCGCTTAACCTTCCTTGTAAATGTTCGACTTTCACCAGTCTTCTTCCATACATATGTATACTCATGACGCTCCTTCTCCACACCCAATGTTCGTCCACGAATTGCATTTGTAGGATGCCTATTACTTACAGGAAGTACAATACGCTTCCATATAGGTGGTAATAGCTTTCGCACAGCCATATACATCTCATGCGGCATATTTAACGCCATATGACCTCCTTTTATTAAACTTGACCATGCATTATTTACAACCGGTTTAAAAAATATATCCAAAAACGCCTGATCGCTTTCATAGCGCGGCATTTTTTCATAACCTTCAATCATAAAATAAGGAGGAGATGTAAATATTAAATCATATTTCAGCTTGCTAAAATCAACAGTTTCACTCGGCTTAAATGTAAGTTCCGCCGGCGCAGAATGGTCATATGTTTTTATTATATTTTTATATGCACTCTCTAATTGCGTATTTGCATCAAAGCCGTAATATGGTATTCCAAGAGCCATTGCAGCTAAACAGCGCCCTCCCCAGCCTGCAGAAAAGTCAAGAATTCCTACTTTTGGTTTTAAAGTACAATATACACGCAGCGCCTCTGTTGGTCGGAATTGATTAATAGACCCGTAATAGAGCTGAAATACAGCATATTGATGTTTTAATAATTCATCGCTGTCTTTAAAAATAGCATCAGGATTTGGACGGATTTTGCGGACTTTCTCATTTAAATATGTAACCCGTTCAGGATTTTTCATTGCATCAACAAAGGAAAATCCATGTTTTGTCTTTGCTTTAAGACGATGTCCGAGGAAGAAATAATCAAGCGCTTTTATTCCCGCTCGAGCAAATGAAGTTGTCTTTTTACATGCAATATCTTTAAGTTCCTCATATGATTTAATAGCATCCTCCTTGGATATATCTCGGAGACGTTTCGCATACTCCATCACTACTTACTAATAGCGGAGAATATAAAGACATGTCGCGGTATTGCTATTAGAAAATGCCTGTGACTACTCGCTCCTCTATGCGCCCTGCAGCCCCTGTTGTACCTAACCACACCTACCATCTTCGCAATGAGCGCCCTTCTGCTGGCTTTTACACAGAAGCCGCAGTTGATGCAGATGTAGTTGCTGCTGCAGAGACTCTTGTGTCTATGCGCTCTGCCCCAGCTGCTGTTCCAGCAGCTCGTCGCTCCGCTCGTATTGCCCAGCGCTCTTAAACATCCAAATTATAATAAAAAGATTTAGTTTAAGGATTAAATTAACTCTTTCTAATAGTTATGGAATCACATAAAATAATCCATATTTTTAATGAATATCATTTAGGGGATGGTATCTTTATGATGAACTATTTTCATCAAATTGCTAAACATCTTATTGAAAATAATATACAAGTGTATTATTATTGTAATACTGCTTATAAAATACAATTAGAGGAATTTGTCCTTAGTTGCCAAGGACATGTACAAATTTGTCCATTAAAAGATAAACCAGCAGATGCAATTGATGTATGGATGAAACATAGCTTTGCACATTTTCAATTATATCCATTTAATAATTTTTTACTCAATCATACAAATCGTATTGCCAAATTATTAGATCTACCACAAATTGAATCATTCTTTTACGAGGATAATGATCTTAGTAGCAGATATGAACGTCTTCCTGACTCCTGTAAAGATGTTGACGTGCTATTTGTAAACGCAGTCCCTCAAAGCGGTCAATATCGATACAATAAAGCGGATTGGGACGCACTTGCAGATCAACTCCAAAAAGCTGGTTATAAAATTGTATCCACATCTCTCATAAAAGGTATCCAATCAACAATTCAACATTCTTTAACAGTCAAAGATATTGCAGCAATTAGTACACATGCAAAATACATAGTAGGTGTCAATTCAGGTCCAATTGCACCATGCCTAAATGCATATACAATTGCAAATGTAAAACGCTGGTTTTTATTTGATTTTACAGTTCACTACAAGTACCCTACAATCCAAATGTGTAATACATTAGCAGATGTTAGTGCAGCACTCATCCCTAAGCCTTCTGATGTACCTGTGAATCACCCTTGAATACTCTATAACTATCGCTGTCAAAATGCTGGGTTGATGTCTCAAATATATCACCCTCCTCTTCACAAATAATCTGATGCGGCTGACCCACATAATTTGTCACCACATCCCCTTGCTTCAATGTAGTCTCATATAATGTTGCATCATTTGTATCAATATATAAGAAACGGAAGCGACCACTCGCTACATACCAGGTCTCCTCTTTTAGAAGATGATAATGCATACTGAAACGACCGCCTGCATGAAAATGCAGAATTTTACCACAATATTTTGGAGTATTTACAATTATCAGTTCATGACCCCAACCTTTAGGAACAATGGATGGGCGTGAAACACGATTACATGTCGGCTCATGTGTTGCAGTTAGAGATGGCGGCTCTGCTTTTTTAGCAGATGTAATTGGGCACCAGGCTTCGCAATCACACGCCTTGTCATCTACAAATAAATCAAATGATGGCTTTCCTATCTTGAGAGTATGGTACTTGCAACCCCAGCGCTCTAATTGCTTCATTGTTAAACCAAGCAAATCCTGCCTTGAACTATTTCCACGTGATGTCCAATATGTAATAGTATGCCCTTCATCATGTAATTTATTTACTTTAGCAATTCGTTCATATATAGGAGTCGCTTTCTCATATTTCTCAGGAGATGGCAGACTCTGATCTGTATTACAGATTGTATTATCAATATCCATATAAATAATCATCGCGTCCTATTAGAAGGGATGGATAATCAGTTTAAATGGACAGTCAAGAAGCAGATTTTCATTGTGGTCGGTGATATTATGCTTGATAAGATAACAACCGGCTCTATAAAAGGTATTGCAAATGAAGCACCTATACCAGTCTTTAAGGAAGGCGCAGATGAGAAATATCATTTAGGTGGGTGTGGGAATGTTGCAGCAAACTTGGCTGCACTTGGTGGGTATGTCAATGTTGTTGCAGCTGTCGGTGCAGATAAAAATGCAGATCATGTCCGCTCACTCCTTCGCCAACGCGGTATAACAACGGATAGCCTTTGTATCGATTCTAATAGACCTACTACATGCAAACATCGATATTATATTAAAAATACTCTTATGTTTCGTTCCGATAATGAATCTACAGAGCAATTAGGACGGGCTGCTGAGCTACAAATTATGCAGAACATTGCAAATATTATTGAAAGCTGTAAAGACTCCGTCGGCTGTGGAACTATTAAAATCATTCTTTCAGATTATAATAAAGGTGTCCTAACACCAACTCTTAAAAAATCTATACTTGCATATGCGGCTGAAGAACATATTGATACATTTGTTGACCCTAAAGCTCCTTTATCTGAATATTATGGTTGTACTTTTATAAAACCAAATAAGAGTGAAACACGCCGCCTTGGTTCTATAGATATTGATAAGGTCGGTCTAAGTGCAGCTCATATAAAAATATATGAACAAACCGGCTGCAAAGCTTCGTTAATTACATTAGCAGAAGATGGGATGAGTCTAGGATTTTTAGAAGGGCGTGAGCATTTAGAAGACAAACATCCAGAGGTACTTGAGGTCATAGATGTTTGTGGAGCAGGTGATGTTGTATTAGCGGCTGTATCATTTTTCTGGAATACAATTTTTGATTATACAACTATATTGAAAGTTGCAAATGAATTTGGTCGGCGCGCAGTTATGCATTGTGGAACATATGTCATACATCGGCGCGATATTGATGATGTATTTAAAAATATAGGGCAAGGTCAACCGCAAATACAGTGCAATGATAAGGTTGTATTTACAAATGGATGTTTTGATTTATTGCATGTTGGGCATTTACGGCTATTAGAAAGTGCTGCAGCTCTTGGAAATAAACTAATTGTAGGTCTCAATAGCGATGCATCGGTTCGTAGATTAAAAGGAGCTACTCGTCCTGTGCGTTGTGAAACTGATCGTGCAGATATGCTACGAGCTCTTCCATGGGTATCAGAAGTGCGCATATTTGATGAAGATACGCCGGCTACTCTTATTGCTGAAATTAAACCAGATGTATTAGTGAAAGGTGGAGATTACAAATTAGAAGATATTGTTGGACGTGAACATGCGCGTGAGGTTGTCATTTTCCCATTTCAAGATGGCGCAAATAATTCAAGTAGTAAAATTATCCAATCCGTTTTATCCAAGCATTAATAAATGGCAGATCCGTGTCGCTTCTGCTTTGATGAATATCAAACAATACATAATCCATTAATTGCACCTTGTAAATGCAATGGCTCTATTAAATATATTCATTTAAAATGTCTTCTTAAATGGATATATGCAAAATCTGAACCAACTGACATATGTAATATGTGTCATAACTATTATATATATACTATAAATGACTTAGAAGAGTCGCGTACATTCATAAACAACTATGTATATTATAATAGTTCAACACCAATATCAGCCTTATGGCTAATACCAATATATGCAATTAGGGATGTTGTGGGACTACCAATTGCAACAATATGTCTAACTGTGCACGGAACAACATGTGCATATTATTTTGCGATGATTATTATGCAAACAAAATCACCATTGCGATATATATATTATTATTTTAAATATTGGAATATTCATTTACTTGCATTATGTACAACATTTATTACACAATCACGGTATATGCATTTAGAGCATATTGTTATGTTTTATTATTTCCTAAATTGCTGTATATTATATGCATTTGAAGGGATTGATAAATCAATACGTGAGCGTATGAATCGTAAGATTATTCGTGAGCTGGTGCATTAGTAATTTCCTAATTGTTCTAACCAATATGCAAGTGTAAGCTTTTCATAATTCCATGTTTTGGCTGAAAATTCTTCTAGTGTTTTCTGCAAAAACTCCTCATTTATATCAGACCATTCACGTACATTTAGAACTGGTAAGCCTTCAAACAGCGCAGCCATAAATGGATTACGCATAATAACAATAGAACCACAACAGAGCGCTTCCCATGTTCTATGACAATCAAACCCGTTCCCAAATGGTGATAAAATAAATGCATGTTGCGTGTAATTTTTCCATACTTTTGTACGGGGGATAATATATGGTTCTAATGTGAGTAGGCTATTAGGGATAGTTTGAATAGCTGATCGACGATCATTGAATCGGTCAAGACGATGCTGTGCATTTGTGTAGATTTTAGGGATACGCTGATTGAATGGCTTTGAATTGCGACGAAGTTCTTGAAGGAGTTTATCTTGTTCAACTGGTAGTGTGCTTTCATTTGGTAAACGCCATTCACTTGCTGGATTTGCAACATATGTATGATAATCAAGACCGATAGGCATTTGTAATTGCTTTGGGCTTGTTATACGCATTAGATTCTGTGCACCCCATTTGCGTAAGTGGCTATTAGAGAGTAGTTTAGTTAACTCTTCTGTATTAAGAGCTTCCCCTGCCATACTCAAATCAGAATCACCAGTCAGTAATACAAAATCACAATGTATTTGTGGAAGAATTGTATTTACAAAATAACGAAGAAGCTCTGAACAGACATATATACGCATATGATTAAATTGTTTGGAAGGGTTGCGAATAATTTCATTTAAATATCCCGCATCCCATCCACAACTTGACTTTGGATTCGGTGCTCTTATATGGCAGCTTTTTAGCAATCCACGACTGCTTACAAAATAACAGTCATTTTCCGAAGTTGCCTTCATTTGGTCGTGCGGCGTTTCTAATTGTTCGGTTGACATTTTCTATTAATTTAGACAATAGTCGCTTTTATATGGTGTAATACGAATTACTATATCAGTTGCTGGTTCTGGTTGAAGTATTATAGGATATTTGTATTTTGGAGCTTCTATTACCGGCTGCTGTTCTTTTAGCTGTTCAATAATGAAATATTTCTTCAATAATTCAGCTTGTGTCGCCATGCTCTAATACGCTGTAGATAAACTATTCAATAGATTTTAGACAGTTATAATAATGTCAAGTAATCGTGCATTACGAATACCTGTAGATGCTTCGGGAAATCAAATTGGTAAAGCGCAAACACCGCCTGGTCGACAGATGTCCTTTAAAAATGTATTAAAAGGTGGTGGAGGTAGCGGTAGACACGCTAACGCACCTAAAGAACATGCGGATTCATTGCCTGAAACAACAATGCCTATAACACCTCGTCATTCAATTCGGGATTTAAATGAGTTTCTTCCTGCTGCTTCCTTTAACGCAATTAAGCAATTAGCAGATGAGCTAACAATTCCTGTATCTGCAGATGCAACTGCTATTCCTATATTGCAGACGCAGACACAATCACATACACAATCACAGCCCAAGCTATTAGGACGCAGACGAGAGAACTCCTTACATGGAAGCGAAGGAACAATAGAAACCTCTAATTCAGAACAAGCAGTCGCAGATGCATCTGCAGATCGATCATCTGCGACTGCCACTGCTCCTCCTACTGCTCCGCCAACAGCCAGGCAATCTGCAGATCCACAACCCAAGCAATCTGCAGATTCTGTCATGTCTGCAGATTCCTTAATCAATGATGAACAAGAAGATAACTCCCTAATATTGGACTTAGCTCAATTCCCAGAATTCTCCGCAATCCTTACAAGTACATATTGGGGTCCTATGACACAAAACTCTACTACACTTGATATCATTGCAGTATATCTAAAAGGTCAGAAAATTCTATATATTGATTCAAAGACTCATTGCGAAAACAGCCTTAATATTTTAATGATGCCGACAATATTAATATCTGCAATTTGTACTGTACTTAGTGTTGCAATGAAGTCATTAGAAAGTGGGGCTATACTTGTATCCTGCTTAACTGGTGCAAGTACATTTATTTTATCTATCATATCATTCCTAAAACTAGATGCCAAAGCACAAGCTCATAAAACATCTGCATATCAGTTTGATAAACTACAAACAATGTGCGAATTCTTCTCTGGTAAAGTACTTCTCATTAAAGATAAAGACAATGAAACATTCCAAAAAGTTCAGACATTTGTTAATGAAGTAGAAAAGAAAGTAGAAGAAATTAAAGATACAAATCAGTTTATCATTCCTGAAGCTGTTCGCTTTCGTTATCCTTATATCTATTCAACAAATGTGTTTTCTCAAATAAAGAAAATGAAAGCCGCAGATAAAGCAATGAAAAATCAACTATATTTCACTGTAAAAGAATTAGATGAAGTGCCAATAAATGATATAGAAAAAAGAGTAGAATTAAAAGACCGGCGTAATAAACTATTAGATGAGATAGTTATGCATCATAACAATTTATTTGTAGTTGATAAAATGGTAAATGAAGAAATAAATAAATATGGAATTAAACAAAAAGCAAAACAATGCTATAGTTTCTGTAATTGGTTCAAGGTCTAAAGAAGTTATATTGACTGCGTCAATATAACTCTATAAAAGTTTCATTAGCGCAATTTCCTTGATTTGTGCATTTAGAATAGTCTCTGCTAATTGCTTAACTCGTTTATCTTTGCTATGTTGTAGCACGTGCTTACTTGTCAATACAGCCATACTATGATGCGGTATCATATCATGTAAATACTCACGATCTGATACACCGATCTGCATACGATATCCAGCAATTCCTCCAATTAAACCTGCGGCGGCTAAAATCCATCCTGCAACTGGCAGTGGATGCATTGTTCCCTCTAATAGCACCATTCCTGAACCCATAACTAGCGCCATGTATACCTGCGATACAGATAACCGATAGTCGGATAAGTTATTAATCATAATAGGAATCATTAATAGACTAATAAAAAACATACCAAAAAACATAATAATATGTGGTTGAAGACTGGTGGGATGCATTACTATTAATGGAGAAATTTGAGATGGTTGCAATTAGGATATGTTACCAACAAGCCATGGAGTTTTTACAAGAATGTTTATGCGATGGGCAATTAGAAGATCTCATAGAATTTCTAAGAGGATTTGAACATATGGAGTTTGTTGTTAGCTCGACAAATAGAGGTGAAACATCCGCACTAACCTCAAATACTTTTAAGGATATTGCGTATGAAATTAAAAATGATAGTTTAATTTGTCCTATACATGGCTGTAAGATAATAGTGCCAGAAATGAGTTCACTGTTCAAGAGAGATGATATAAGTTACAAGAAGAAGAAACAGAAGCGCTAGTAGTGGATATAATGGTTAGGTCTAGAATGGCTCGTTGCGCATGTTCATGAAGACTGCATGGCGATTACGTCCGCGTCCGCGTTCATAACGATCATAATCACTCCAGTCACATGTGCAACAGCAGATGAGGACGATGATGACAAGGAGGAAGAGCCATCCCCAGATATTCATACAGGAGAAGCTCCAGTAGTTGGCGTTGCAGAACTCCCTGTACTCCACGAGCTTCTGGCGAGTCACTGCAGCCGCAGCAGCTTGCTGCTGGAGAGCAAGACACTGAGGCTCATTGGCATTCTCGGGGACTGCACAGAAGTGTGCAAGAGCGATAGCAGCCGCCGCACGAGCCTTTGATGCTGCAATGCGAGCTGCCTCAGCAGCTGCCTTTGAAGCACTGCCCCTACTAGCACCCATTGCAGCAGCACGAGCAGCAGCCTTCATCATGAAACCCATTGTATACGTGTATTACGCTGTGACTGCGTAGAGGCTTGAATGTGTATATATAAGTAGACAATGATATATGGTATATATCGTTGTCCAACCACACTCTCTAACTGCTGGCGTTTCAACTTTTCTGTGGGGGACACAAGTCTCCCCCACACCCCCTGCTATTAGAGACTAATGAGACAATAAAAAAAATATACCTGACTATATTTAGCCAGGGGGTGTGGGGGAGCGCAGCGCCCCCACCACAATGAAAAAGAGTTTTTTATTTTTGTTTTTGCTCTTTTTTTTCTTTTCTCGTCTTTTTTTTTTATTTTAGGTCATCTAGGTGGTGCTTTGTGTATGTTTTATCCGTGTGTGGGCAGGTGGGCAGGTGGGCAGGTGGGCGTTTACTTCTCCTCCTCAGCGTCGAAGTCGATGGCGTCGCCGTCCTCGGAGATGCGCCCCACGTACTTGAGGGTCTCCATGTCGTAGGCGTTGGAGTCGATGCGCGTGTACTCGACGCCCGCGATGTTGATCGTGGGGAGGGAGTCCTCGTCAGCGGGCGCCTCGG